ATTCTTACTCTTGGCTATCGTTAGAGGAACTGCTGTCGCACGATTGGCAGGGCCAGATGCCAAATGATCCATGGAAGGAGTCTAGACTCAAACGCATTTTTGCCTGGCTAGATCGGCTTAAAGAAATTGATCCAGATCCAAAAAATGTAAGGATTGTTTTTGGTTTTGATAGCTAGAAAAGTTTGTCTCGTGGCCGCTCGGAAGGACGAGCTGACATCTGGAAAGACAGACGGAGGATCGTAGGACGTTAGGCGGTGTCACCCGCCAAGGCAGAGCGTGCAATCGCTCAGTGACATGCAGATAGCCGGTATCAAGCCCCGGCACACGAGACAAAGCTAGCGGGAATCGAACCCGCCGGGAGGGTTTCCGAAAAATCCGGTCAGTCCTGGAACCATATCGACAGGAAACGGCGGTGCCATCCCGTCGCGGGGCAGACGAAAGTCTGTCAATGGTGGCTGTAGCTGAAGGTCGCTGCTAAAACTTCAGGGAACGAAATTCAGCGTAAGGCGGGTACGCGGACCTTAATTGCGCGTTTAAACTACGGGTCGGCCCGCCGACTTTCTTAAAAAAGAAAGATTAGAAAGTAAGGTTCAATAAGTTTACTTCTTTACTTCTTTGCTTCTTTAGCAGTAAAAATAGGCGAATTGGTAACCTAAGCAAACCTTTTTATTAGCAAATCCACGCTTTTTGTTGCTATAGCAGTAAAAAAGCTGCTCAAGCTTATGTAAAAATACTAGGGGATAAAGATTCTATTTTTAGTAGGTCTAATTTGCAAATGACACCACGTCTTAGTTTTACTAGGGTCTTCCATATACAACCCACAGTGTTCTAAGACACCTTCTGTACAGAATTCCTTAAGTTTACCGTCGATGTCTTTAAAGTCAACCGCTTCGCACGTTATATGTGCGCTGTTCTTAGATCCACCTGCTGCTGCATTGTACTTACCAGGTCTATAGCCGCTAGAGACATACATGGGCTTACCATATAAGGTCCTGAGCTTGTTAACAGCTTCCATGAGCTTGCTTAAATTGATAGACAAGGTAGGCGTAAGGGGATAATCTTTATCCCTACCCATCAAAATTTCCACTCTAGTAATCATAGAAGTATTTTCTTTCTTACAAAAACCACAGTCACACTTTAGCCAGCCTGTCAGCTCATGAGGATGCATGAAACACATGCATCTTGGACATATGCGCTCCTCGATGCCCATAGGTTAAGCCGCTGGAGGAAGGTCGTCATTATCTTGATCTTCTGAGGCAACTGCTTTGTTCTTACTGTCAAGCTTAGACAGTATTACCGACAGTAGGTTCTGACCTGATATGTCGTTTAGGTTCTCCATTATAGATTTTAATTCTACTAAACCAATGAAGTTGCTGAGGATTTTTATGATAGGAAATGAACCATCAAGCATGTACTTCTCTATGATGAAGCCTAAAATAAGCGCTACTTCAAATATAAATAACTTAGAAACAGAACGTCTAAGCTCAGCAGAAGTTATAGGTTCTTTACGTTTCTTAGCTGCGATGATGCCTAGAGCCATGTCACTGAATACGAGTACTCCTATGGCGATCAGGCTTGCCTTTATAGGAGCAAATATAGATACGATGGCTAACAAGGCTAAGCTTATTGACTTTGGCATACGACCTAGTAATTCTTAAGAAAGTTCTGGATGTCTTGTAATCTTACTAAGATGCTGATGAACGAATCGGGCGCTGAAGCTGATGCAACGCCTGTTAAATCGCCATTATCGTTGACAATAGGTCCACCAGAGCTGCCGGGAACGATAGGTACCGTAGTTATTGCAGTCTTAACGACCAGAGAACAAACTTTAACCATGAAGCCGAAGAATATAGGCATGTCCTTCATCTTAAGCTTAGGCATGTTGCACTTGCCTTCGTTATCACTGGTTACGATGAACAGAGGAATCTCAACCTCTTGCTCCTGAACGTATTCCCCCTCAGTCTTATAGGTGTCTAGACCTTGACCATGCGTAAAGCTACGAAGATGCTCAGAAGAATGGATATTAGCCGCGATCTCCATCGCACGGGTGTTAGGAGCAGCTTCTAGCAGTAGCAGGTCTGAGTTAGCGTCCTCAGCTATGATCTTCCGCATCATTTCTCTACCATCTTCAGTAATTACTTTGATACTGCCCTGCTCATTAGCTAGACCCGCGCAATGGCCTGCAGTAAGAATATACTCTGTTCCCGAAGCTGCCTTCACTTGCTCACCTGTGCAGGTGCCTCTATTGTTCTCGGTAGTCAATCTAACGACCGAACTCTTAATCTCAGTGTCAGAAGGGTTTTGTTGCATACCCCCGGATGTGCGGAATAATAAAGTTGTAGCCAATAAGATAATTGTTGCAGTAGCTATTTTTTTAATCTTAGATGCTTTCTTAGTCATATTTATCCTATAAAGACAGTGCGTTCATATTAACGGTAATCGTACTATTACCACCGCCGGTTACGGCGAATGTAAATCCAGAGTTGAAGTCAGATGCCGGTACGAAGGGTCCCGCTTGTAAGTTAGTTACTGTTACTACGCCGGATAGGTTGGATGCAGAAAAGTCGGCGCTTCCATTAGCCGCTGCTATAGCAGTTGCCATTAAACCGCCAATAGTATTAGCGCTAGCTCCTGAAGATATGGCAACTGCTATAGCAGTTTTGCCTGACGGAGCAGGCGCAGTGCCTATACTATCAACATTGAACCATACATAGTACTCTCCGCCGCTAGGAACTGGTACGCCAGCTCTATTAATCAGGAAATAATGGTTATTGAGATTAGAGGTAACGCCCAATGTAGCAGCTCCAAACCCGAATCCTGTAGGAGCTGCACCGTCGACAGCCACTGTAACCGGTCCAAAGGCTTCGTTAGTGATGATTGCAGCAGCGCCTGCACCAGATGCCACAAAATCATCGGTCAGACCATTTAAAGCTGCTCTGATAGCTGTGGCAATAGTACTGTCAGAAGCTCCAGCTGCTGCAGCTACTGGGATAGCTGTTCTGCCAGCAACTAATGGATCTACGCCTTCCGAATTGATGTTAAGCCATAAATAGAAGTTTTTCTGAGCTTTAGTTACTTGATTAACGCTCGACAAAGTGAAATATGTGCTATTTAGGTTAGAAGCAGCGCCTTGAGCCACAGTGGCGAATATAAATCCTGTGGGCACTAAGCCGTCTGCTGTATCGGTAGTAACACCTGTGAGTATATTAGTAATAATTATATGATCCGTAGCGCCTGTTACGACTACGTCTGCGCCTGCAGCAGTGGTAATAGCTGCTCTGCTAGCAGTCGCTACGTTGTCTGCGGTATCATCTTCTACAATAGCCACTTCAATGCCCGTCATACCAGGTAATGACGGGTCTGTTCCTGCGCCATCGACGTTATACCATACGTAGTAATCCGTGGTGTCATTAGCACTAGAAAATAAGAAGTAAGTGTCGTTAAGTGAACTAGCAACATCCGCTACCGTAGTGATATCAGATTGTTCTAAGGCGCCAGTATCAGCGATGGTCGTAACAGTCTGGACTTGTTTCACGCCTGTATCCGCGATAGCAGTGATTGTCTGTTCTCCAGTTCCTGTATTTAACCATACTGCTCTAACCCAGCGATAAGTCATGAATGGAACAGTTATCAAAGCACTTGTACCCGCAGTGACAGACACAGTATAACTAGGTAAATCTACCCAGTTTGTTACAGTAAAGTCATTAACTGCGTTATAGCGATCATTACAGATATCGTTAGACACCTGTAACTTGAAAGTTCCTTCAGCTTGGTTGTCCGCAAAGAATGCATGAAAGCTCGCAGATACTAATTGATTAGCATCAATTTGAATTCCTGCTTCATCTTCGAAGTCTTCGCCAGATAATACAGTTAAATTTACGTTTCTCATGCTGATAATGCATCCATGTTTACGTTAATAGTTGTTGACCCGCCGCTAGTTCTTGTCCACACCACTCTGACCCATCGGTAAGCCATGTTAGGGATGCTTATAATAGCTGGAGAGCCGCTAGTAATCGTAGCTGACATAGAAGGTATATCAACCCAATTAGTAGGGGTAAAACTATTTACAGCATTATACCGTGCGTTAAAAGGATCGTTAGATGCTTGGATCTTAACCGTACCGTTGGCTGTTCCATCTCCGAATACTACGCTGAAGCTTGCAGATACCAGTTGGTTTGAATCTATCTTAGAGCCTGTCTGGCTCATGGAATCATCAGCATCAAGGATATTACAGTTTACGTTACGCATCTTAATGCACTCTCGTTATTACAAACTTAAGACGCCCGTCGCCAGTTCTCGGTGCAGAAGCATCGTTACAGCCTCTAATAACGTCACCTGCTGTAAGAGGACCACACCATGATGTGGTGGACATCTGAGAGGCACCTATTGTGGTAGGACCTGCGAGTTCATTCACACCACCCGGTAAGTTCGTAGTGGAGTTATTAGTGATAGAATAGTCTCTAGCTGCATTATTACTGGAATAAGTGAAGTGAATCGAATACACGCCTGTAGTGTTAATCGTAAAGTCATCGCCATTAGTAGATGATTGATTAAAAGTGATATCAGTGCCTGTATTTACTCTAACATTTGCCCATCGAGTTACTGCAGTATTAGTACTGCCATTAGCATTAAGAGTATCTACCCATACTGATGAATCTGTAAAAGTTCCAGGAACAGCTTGAAAAGTTGGATCTGCGCTAGCGCCATTGGATGTTAAAACTTCTCCAGCAGAGCCAGCTGCTGTTGAAGTCATGGAATTTGTAGCGCTAGCTATTACTACGCCATGATTAGTTTGACCGGATATCGTTGTATTGCCGGACGCTGTGCCAGTTAATGCCGCTGAGATCGTTCCTGCACTGAAGTTCCCTGAGCCGTCTCTTGCTACGATCGCAGACGCAGTATTAGCAGAAGTAGCTGTGGTATTAGCATTAGCTAATATAGAAGCGCCTACTGCATTAGATTGGGATAAGTCTATAGAACCAAACCCGATAGCAGTTCCAGACCTGCGCATGATCTGGAAGTCAGAGGCCGCTGTGATGTCAGCCACATCACCGGTAGTGTTAGCGGATCGACCTACGATGCTTAAACCAGCAGATTGCCTGAACTTAGCGTCCGTTACAGCATTGTTAGCGACGGTAGCTGCTACGGACCCAGGGCCAGTAGCCGTAACGTCGCCCGTTAGATCTGTGATGTAGTTGCCAGCGGGTTGTTTATTATTGAATGTAGTCCAGTCAGCAGCCGTTAATGCACCTGGAAATGATCCATTAGCAGGTTGAAGATTTAATACTTGATCTGCGCTAATAGATGCGCCATTAGCATTAGGAACTGCCCCTACAGCAGCAAGCGTAACTGTGCTTATGATGTCAAATTGTCCGCTTAAAGCATTAAATACAAACGACTTTGCCATATTAACTTCTAGTTACTGAGGAGAGCCTGTTGCTGCCGTCATAGCCCATGGTTAAAGTAGCCACCAGTGTTCCACCAGCTCCGCCAGTCTTGTATTCAACTGTATCGATATCAGTTGTTACACCCACGTAAGCGATCTCGATATAGTCAAAAGCTTCAGGCACTAATGCGCCAGCTGTCTTATCGCTGAATGCTGATAAAGTTGCTTCAGTTGCAGCACCAGATGGTAGTGGTAGCGAAGCAACTGAAACCGGTACTGTTTGGTCAGAAGCGATGTTAACTGCTAATGAGGCAGCAATTACGTGCGCTCCTAGTGGCCCAGGAAGCTTAGCGTCTATAGAAGCAAGAGATGCTTCAGCTGCCGCATCTGTTACTGGTAGCGGGTTAGAGATACCGGAAGATATGTTGACTAGGAGTCTTCCGCTTGAATCAGCTTGCAGTGCTGCTTGCTGGCCGTTAGTTAAAGTAGGAAGAACTGTATTAAATTGACCGCCAATTAATATAGAATTAGAGGCTACGGCACCGGGGGTTACGGGACCATCGGCAGCGTCAGTAGTCGGAAGAGGATCTGCTAGACCTCCTCCAATAGTAACTATTAATGCGCCAGATACATCTGTCTGTAATGGAGATAAATCACCGCTTGGGTCTTCTCCTGCTACTAAGATGGACTGGTTTGGAATCGGCTGTCCGTTAGGACCAATCGCTGCTACCGTAACTGTACTAGAACTGGGGTAACTATAATCTTGACTCATATCAACCTCCTAATTGGCGCGCCATTATATAAATAGACGCTGTTCCAGTTCCACTACTTCTTACGTAACGCAATCTTACGGCGTTAAATGGTAACTGATTAAGGTTAATGATAATATTGTCATTCGCACTGGCTAGAGTAGGCACTCCGCCCGCCAAGGTGAGGTCGATCCAATTACCTGGATTTACCACAACGTTGGTGAGTTCATCAATCTTATAGTCTAGGCTTACTTGTACTGAGAAAACGCCTACAGCGTCACTTGTGGTAGCATTAATTTGATAAGAAATATTATCTAAGTATCTGATTAGAGTGGGATTTGTATTGAAAGTGGCGCCTAGAGAACGGGCACTTTCTAATTGATAAATTACTACATCTTTACGTGCCATTGATCCCCCTCAGTATGGTACAGGGCGGTAACCCTTAGGTAGAGGCATTTAAATCCTCTAATACTGTTAGATTGTTAAAGTTATTGCTTTAAAGAGCGTTGAGCCCGGGCTTGACTGGATGTCATGTAGGACCCTGGAAGCTTACTAAGAGCGCTAGATGAGTGCTTAGGTTCCTTAGGACCCTGAGAAGTCTGATCTTGCATGGGCTGCTGAGGCTTTGGCTGAGCTGCTAAGATAGATTGAGGCATCATGCTAGAGTCTAAGCTCTGACCTAAGAATAAGCTTAAACCTAACTTAGATTGGTATGGTATTACCTGGTCTTTGTGTACCGCTTCGATCATGTTATTTGTAAGTTTTTGACTCAAGCGCTCATACAGTGCAGGATACATAGTTCTAAGAGACTGAACGTCTTGAGGAGTAATAGTTCCACGCTTGATGCTGTCTAGAACTATGAGAGGCTGCTCAGCTATGTCTAATGCTCTATTATATACCGCCTTCTGTACAGAATTAGCAACTGGCTTACCGTCTAGAGGGGACATCTTAGTCTCTGCTGGCCTCAAGCTGTTCAAGTAGTTGACAGCTCTGGCTGAAGTTTCTCCCATACCAGCAGCCTGCTCAGGAAGGTAGTGACCTGACTTACCGCCTACGTTGAACAGTGAGCTTGGGTCAGTCTGTAATATTCGCAGTTTTTTGTCTAGTTTTACTCGATCTTTTTCCGAGGGTAGGCTAGCCTCTGACAGGACAGGGATCGTCGATTTAAACACGTTTTTAACCGATTTATTGACTAGATTCTCACCTTTAATCGTGCGATCGACGAAGTCTACCATGGCCTTGAAGCCAGTAGCATCGACCTTCTGGCCAGAACCGATGAACTTGAGCATCGCTAGGCGCGTTGCGTCTGGAGCTTCGTGCCCGATCCAGTTAGCCATCTTGTTCACGATGTAGCCTAATACTGGGTTATGGCTCTTAAGCATCGCCACTATGCCTAAGGCACTGCCGGGAACCTTGTTCCACAGGGAGTCAAGAGTCCTAGCAGTGCCCGACGGGTTCATACCTCTAGGTAGAGCATTTAGTAGCTCTTGGGTTGCCTTTAGCTGCTCTGTCTTAGCGACTGGAAGTACGAAGTGTCTTAGTTCTGGGCTCATCTTGTCGAGAGCATTGAAGAATACCTTAGAGTTTATAGTTTCACCCGGCAGTGCCTTAGACTCCGCGATCTTTAAGGCACGGTCAAGGTGAACGTCTCTTATAGACTGAGCAACTTCAGGGAATCGTTCTTGTAACAAGTTAAGCATCGCAACGTCGTTCTTACCTGCCGTACGACGTAGCAAGTCTTCAGGACGCATCTCGCTTAGAGCTCTTAAGAAGGATTCTGGTCCACTATACTTACCGACATGCAGACGACTGTTCAAGTCGTCGATCATCGACATAGTATCTCTATATGCTGACCTTGCACCCGCGTGGGATGCTAACAATTCTGGAGCTTCCTCTCCTAGGCGTTGGGTCACTAGGTCGTCTTCTAAGCCTCTGAATATGCCCTTCATCTGACTACCGAAGTGCCACATCTGCTGCCTTGAAGCTTCACTGCCTACTGTTGAAGCATAATTGTTGAGGTCACTTAACGTTTTCTGTAGCGGTAGTTCTTTTAAGATATTCTGAGTCATCTTATACTCGACGCTTGAGGGGGCCTTAAGCCATCCCTTCTCATTAGCAAGCTCAGTTACTCTCTCAGCCATTGCATCTAAGGATGCTTTAGGAAGCTCTAAGTTCTTGTACTTATCTTTTATTACGTTAAACTGCTCAGATATAGGATCTATAGTTCTCTTAAGCTCCTCATGCAGCGCACTCTTGATCATTGTGCCAGCCTCGTGCTCTGACATGTCACCTAGGTTAGCAACATATTCAGGAGACTTGCCTAGAGAAGATAATATCGAGTCTGACGCCTTAGTCTTGAAGTCTCTTAAGGCAGCCTGCGCCTGCATACCCGACTTACTAGATGATTCCTGTAGAACTTGATAAGCGTTCTGAACCTCAGGATTAGAAGATAAACCTGCCCGGATCTCCGGTGCAACTTCCATGCCAGACTTAGCTATGGCTTCGTCCATGATAGCTGGGATCTCACCATCTATTCCGCCAGTCCTGTTAGCGATGGCCTTTAAAGTGCCACCGATCTTGCTAGAAGCAGCGGCTTGCCACAGTGGATTAATAGAACCAAGAGCTGCGCCTGCGCCAACGCCTATAAGTCCTGATAGCCCTATATTAGTTACAGCTGTCTGCACCGCTTGGTTAGGATCAGTTTGTCCTGAAAACAGCTTAGATACTTCATCGCCTGCCTGAAACAGCGCATTATCAACAGCTCCTCTAACAGCAGCTGAACCAATCTTATGTCTTACTAAACTTCCAGCGGCTTCCCCCGCTACCTGCAAAACTTTACCTTCGACACTGAGGGGGTTGATTAACCCTGCAATCTGTCCAATACCATGAGCTATAGGGTTTACTTCTCTGCGAGCTCTAATGTCTTCTTTAGGAACTCCTGCTGCAGTTTCTATGGCTGTTGATAAGCCAAACGTCCCTGTTTCTGCGGCCCCCTCAAGAGCTGCTAATGCTTGTTGTCCTAATCCACCGTATTGTTCTTCTTTAGCTGCCTGGTCAACTTCTTCAGTAGTGGCAGGTCTATAACCTTCTTTAACAGCATCTTCTAGTTGAATGGTAGGAAGAGATACTAATTTGCCCTCAGGATTGAACACATTAGTAACGTGTCCTGCTTCTGGCGCAACAGGTGCAGGCTGTTCTATAGCAAGTTGTTCAGGAGGATTTAGGTCAGGTTGCTGAAATGCTTGTTGCATAGCAGCATCTGTACCCTGATCACCAGTGAAAGCCTCTGCCATGGCCGCATTCGGGTCTATCTGTGGTAATAAGTCGTCGGCCATGTTAACCTTTTTTACTTCTTAGGGAGAACAGGAGCGCCTTCCTGAAATTTAGAGGCACCGCCTGGCTTATATCTTCCCATGCTATCCACATTAATGCCAATAGATTTTAGCATAGGATAGTGCATCTTCTGAGTAGCAATCTTTTCTATCTGGATGCGCTTAGTCTTTAGAGTTTCTGGAGAATCGCCTGCTGCTGGGAATAAGCTGCCGATGAATTGGGCATCTGCTTCTGAGAAGCGTCCTGCAGTCTCTTTAGACAACCCAGCGATGAGGGGATCTCTAAGCGCAGATACGGCTGCGGGCTCAAAGCCTACATGCTTGATACGATTACCCACAGTATTAATTTGTGATAATTGATCAAAGGCGCTCATGATGTTGTCTCTAGCCTGCACAACAGATTGAGCTTCTCCAAGTTCTTTTTGATACTTTTCTTGCTCATTCTGTGGAACGATGGCCCTAATCACCAGGGCTGGGTCAGCCTTACCTTGGTTTGCTGCACCTAGGAGGGTTCTGCGCATGGCGATCTGCTGTAGCAATGGGGCCGTTTCCATGTCTAATTTGCCTACAGCCTGAAGTGCCCTAGCTTTAGCTATAGGATCTGCAGTCTTGGCAGCTGCCATCTTAAGCTGAGACGATAGCATATCGTTCATCATGGCCTTCGTCATGCTGACTGCGTCTCGCTCGTTCTGAAACTGGTGCATGTTAGCTTCTAGAAGACTCTTCTTCTTACCTAGGTTAGCCTGCTGCGCTGCGATGTCCCTATCGATCTGCTGATCTATGAACTGCGAGACCTGGTTAGGACCGCCTGCGTTGCCTGCGCCAATCCCGCCTAGGATTAAGCCGATGGCCGTCATGACCTTCTTAGAAGTGTCCATGCTGCCCATATAGTGGTTAGGATCGATGTGAGTCTCTTGGATGTCCTTCTGAAGAGCTGCGCGTTCCTTATTGAGCTCGCTTACGTGCCCCTCGTAGTTACGCATCATCTCTTGCTGGTTATTGATATTTTGTTGTAGCTGCTGAGCTTCCAAGGCACCTTGCTTGGACATGGCCTGAGATTCGGCTAGGATACCAGCCTTCTGCTCATTGACACCCTTCATGATACCTGTGTTGTAAGCTTCTGTGCCGTACGTGTCTGCAGGACTACCCTGAGATTGTGTTTGAGCTTGCGGCATAGCTTCCTGTGCTAAGCCTTGAGGAACTTGAGGTTGCGGAGTGACCTGAGCTGGCATCTGAGGTTGCTGAGCTGCTTGCGGCTCTTCGCCTGCTAGACCTGCTGCGAATTGATTAGCTGCGCCGACTACAGGAGCACCTGCTGTCTTTACAGCACCGACTACGTCACCGATGCTCTGTCTGACCGCATTACCTATGTAATGAGCTAAGCCTTGGTTCTGCTCTGGAGATGGTGCAGCCTGCTGCTGTGGCTGCCCTACATTCACAACTACTGGGGCTTGCTTATTAGGTTCTTGCGGGTCTTGTTGAACTTCACCGCCATCAGCGTAGTTACCAAAGGCTTTATTTAAACTCTTCTGTGCTCTTTGTCCTGCCTCGCCGCTTGCAGAAGCTGCGATAGTTTTGCCAGCTTCTTTGTATGGATCTTTATCCTTAGCTTTAGATATCCATTCTGGCTCTTCTACTTCTCCGCCTTCGGCATAACGATCTTTTTCTTCGTCTTCCTTAGATTTAGGAGAACCGTCTTTATTGCGACCATAAGGGTATAGGTCTTTAAGGCTTACTCCGCTTCGCCGCTTACCTGGGTTCTTAGCGGATTCTTTCTCAGAATATCCGTCTTCATCATCCTTCTCTTCAACTTTACCGCCATTAGCCATTGGTAGTGCGTCTAATTGATTGCGCATATGAGGACGTAAGGGGTTCTTAGCAATCTTGAATTCATGTCCATCAGGATGCCTTAGCGTGGCACTGTACTTGTCTTCGCTGATCTTCTTAAACTTCTTTAGGTTGATAGGAAAGTTAGCCACTGTTACTTCCTCTTACCTTTTAGACTCTCGCGCTTCAGGATCGCTGCTACGAACTCAGCTGCCTTCTTAGGAGCGTCTTTGTGTTGCGTTACCGAGCGAGGGAGCACTATGCCGCCTTCTTCTAGGTCCTTAGAGACAGTGTCGTTCTTATAAGAGTCCTTAGCTCCACCTACGGCTGGCTTACCCTTGATCTTTTCTCCAGCCTTGAGAGGCGACTTCTTACCTTTTGCTACTTTGTCCACTTCTTCTGGCGCAAGGTAGCGCTCACCCGGGGACACGAGGGCTGGTACTCTACCTCCGTGAGCAGCCATCGTCATCGCTGAGCTTAAGTCAGGAGAACCTGACATCTGCATGGGAGCATCTTCAGATCCCATAGACTTCATTACGGCACTTATGCCTTTGCCAGCAGCATCTCCTGCTGCCTGTCCCGACTGCATGCTTCCTGATACATCTTGCGGTCCGCCTGAGTTGATCATCTGACGAGGCGGCGCATTAACCTGTAAGGACGGGATGTTTGACTGAAAGTATTGGCCGATTAAGGATTGAGGTCCTGCAATTGATCCGCCATCTGCATACTTCTTTACGGGGCCACCATGTGCCATAGCCATAGCTTTACCCGCCGCACCTAGAATCTGGCCTTGAACCGCCGCTTTCTGAGCAGTGTTGCCTGCTGCTACGCCTGCATTCACTTGTCCTTGGTTAATACGGCTCTGATTAGCTGAGTCTATAGCATTAAGCATCTGAGCTTGCTGATTTTGTGCGAATTGGTTGTAGTTAGTAAGCGCACTGCCTTGTTGTCCTACTTGTTGTCCTGCGATGTTTCCCATCTGTCCGATAGCACCGAGGGATTGTTGCGCCTGTAGAACTGCCGCCTGCTGAGCTGCTTGCTGCTGTAAGTTTCCACCTTGCTGAGCCGCTTGCCGTGCGATCAAGCCTACGTTAGAACCGGCTCCACGTTGTCCGGCCATCATGGCAGCTTGGTTAGCTGCGTTCTGAGCTGTTGCTTGATTTAATGCAGCTTGAGCAGGGTTAGGTCCTGTACCTGCTGCTATGCCTGCTAATTGATTATAAACGTTTGATTGGTTCTGAATGCCATTCTGAGCTTGTAGAGCTTCTAAGAACTGCTGCTGTTGAGTTAAGCCTTGCTGAGTCTTACCATGGGCTTCGTTGAAGTCACCTTGGGTTACGGGGGTCTGAACTGTATCTAAATTAAATTGGTTTTGAACAGATAAAGCATCAGTTAAAGGATTAACAGCTCCGCCTATCATTCCACCGGCGATGCCCGTCATACCGCCTGTTATACCGCCTAGACCTTTACCGATTGCTCCCATTACTCGATCCCCTTAGAAAATACAATGAAATTGTTGCTCGCTGACTCAAGCTTGAAGCCATAGGCTAGCAATACTTTAAGACTAGAGGTAGATCCCCTAGCAGATGGGCTTA